CCTAAAACACCTGCTGGAGTTAGATTTTTAGACGATATTGGAAATGAATATACTGCAATTGTATTTAAGACGGAACAGGTGCAAGACTATATTTTAATTAATACAGATGTAAATGATGAAACTTATCAAGGTTGGAAGGGGACAACTGCTCTAAATTTATTCCCTGTAATGGACTTTGAGCGATACAGAACTCGTATAATTGAAAAAGGTCAAATGGAGCTAATCAATTTAAGTAAGGCAGAGTTTAAAATTAAGAGAAAGGCGGACTTCGTTTAATGTTAGAAGCTAATGTTTATGATAACTTTAACCCTAACTACTATAATGTATCTGACTTTATTCTTCCTAATGGTAAAAAAGACAAAAGAGGTCTTCCGATACCTAAATCAAGATGTCAAGTTATTAACTACGAACTGTGGGAAACAGGTTATCTTTACACTTCATCAGCTACTTTTACCGTTTCAGTAGAGGTTGGCGATATTGTTCAAATTCTTTTTCCTGAAGTTGTTCCAGTCGAGGAAGCTCTAGGTCAAAAGAAAAAGTTAAACTTAGATATGCTCTATCTTGTTACGAGTGTAGATAAAAGTAACAAAGCTACATTAAAGAACTATTTTTGGGCAATGATTGAAAGTCTTGATGTTCCGAATGCAATAACTAAAACGACAAATTCCGCTATCATTAATTATCTAATTGACCCTAATAAAAATAATTTAATGAGTTATGGTTATTTCTTTAATTCAAGTATTTTCGCTGGAAAGGCTACAATTAACAGAAAAGCGGAAATTTCATCAGCCCATGACGTAGCTAAACGGATATTTTCCAAGGTTCAATTTCAACCAACTACAACAATTCAACACGCTTCATCTGAAGCAGACCCTAGAAACTTGTTATTCATTAACTTCGCTTCAAGGAGCTGGAATAGAAATAGAATAACGACAAGGGTAGATATTAAGCAAAACGTGACAATGGACACGGAGACAGTAGTAGAGCGTTCAGCTTATAATTTCGCTGTTGTGTTTATCAAAAATAAGGAAGCAGACGACTACATAGACCCTCCTAAAATGTACACAGCAAAAAATAACGGCGATGTCATTGATTATAGCACTTATCATGGAGACGGAACAGACTTGCCAGAAGTAAGGACAGTTAAAACATTATTTTATGATAGAGATGACCACGGAAACCCTCCTGATATGTCTACTATTAAGGCTGAAATTTCTCCCTCTACGATAGTCACAAGATTAATCTTTAACCAAAATGAGCTTTTGCCTTTATATGTTAATGACTTGGTAGATATATGGTATGACGGTAAACTATATTCTGGGTATATAGCGGATAGAGTTAAAACAGAGTTCAATGATAGACTTATTTTTGTAGAAAGTGGAGACAAGCCGAATGTTATATGAGTATGTTGCTACTTACGGTGACAAATATAGAATAGATAGCTTCACAGGGTACAGAGAGCTACGTAAAGACCACTTAGAACTATTGTCTGGTAAAGTATACTATAATAGCAAAAACTCGCTTAGAATCGAAACTACGCTCTTGTACGATGTCGGTCAATTTGTATCAATTGGTGGTTATCCTTATGGCGGTAGAAAATTTAGATTATTAGAGCTTTCAATTACTGATAACCCAGTTTTAGATAAAGCAAAGATAATTTCAAGAAAGGTTAAAAATGACAATTAAAAACTTTACATTTTTCAGTCCAAATGGTACAGAGTTTCCAGTCGGTTCTAATAATGACGGAAAGCTATACATGATGTTGACAGGAATGGACTACGGAACAATCAGGCGCAAAGACTGGACAAGTCCGTTAAATACAGCTCTTAATGTACAATATACCAATACTTCAATTATTGCTGGAGGAAGATATTTTGAACTATCAAACGAAACGGTAGCTTTAAAAGGAAATGCAGTCAATTATATTCATGCAAATATTGACTTAACTCAAACAGCACACCCTGTTACTTTATCGGCTGAAACTTCAGACAATAGCAATAATGTTGATTTAAATAATGATTCAGGTGTACTTAAAGTTGTGATAGATATTAGAACTACTAACGGAACTGGAGTTATAAGTGCTAAGCAACCAACTGAACATACTTTACTTGATGATGTTATTATTAACAGCCTAGTCAATAAAAAGGATATTCCTTGGACTGATTTAAATAGGGCTAGTGGAGTAGGGTCAACAGGTACATTACAGGCAAGGATTATTAATGGTGTAATTTACGTTAGAGGAAATGGCGTTCCTGTGCCAAACGTCGCACCGAATTTCCTTGTTCCGGTTGGTACTTTCCCACCTGCTTTTGGAACAAATTTACCTCAATTTGATTCTACTGGTACATTTTACTCTCCTGGAAACCTGTCGTTATCTTTAATTAACATGTCTCCAAGTGGTATTGCAGTAGGTAATCCAAACAACACTCCAATGAACGGAAAAACAATATCTTTCGCTTTATCAGCGCCTTTGTTGTAAACAAATAGAAAGTAAAATATAATGGTAACTAGAATGATTTTAATAACTATCTTGATTTTGGCGATTTTGTTCGCTACATGGGTCAAAGATAGAGAAGCGATGAACCCACCTTTCAAACGTAGACTTGTAATTGATTTGACGGTAGTCTTCGCGCTATGGGTTTTATATGCAGTCTTCTACTTTACACAAACACCCTCAACTTCTGATATCGCTAAAACAGTGGTTAACGTAGGATTGTTGTACTTCGTGGGACAATTTATTTACTTAATCGCAAAAATTAGCCCTATGTTTGACGGTTTGATTAAACTTATGAAAAAGAATGGTGTAAGTATTCCTGAAGCTGAAGAAGAGCAAACGGAGGATAAAAAAGAATGAATATAACTAATGCTGGCGTTCGTGGGCATAATCCTACTGGGGTTGTAATTCACAATGACGCAGGCTCAAATGGTGCTAACACTGGTTTCTATAATAGTTGGCTACCTACACACAACCCTGAAAATGGTTTTGCTCATGTTTATATTGCTTCGGACGGACGCTTACAGGCTTCTGACTTCTCTAACAAGGCATGGCATTGTGCTAACTCATACGGTAATGCAAACTATGCCAGCTGGGAAGTATGCCAATCAGAAGGCGACTTAAATCAGTTCTTGAGGAATGAGCAAGCGGTACTGGACGACGTAGCTAAGTACATGAAACAGTGGGGACTAACTCCTAATCGTGATACTGTGAAGCTACATCAAGAACTATCATCTACTTCATGCCCTAGGCGGTCTGTAGAAGTTCATGGCGGAACGTTAGAAAGTTGTCGCTCATACTTTATCGCAGAACTCACAAAACGTCTTACAAGCCAATCTGAGAGCAAACAAGACAATACACAAAATGAAAAGGAAATCGAAATGTATCTTATTTATTGCACCGACACAAAACGTTACTATGTATCTAATGGAGTATCAGTACGCTATGTACGCTCTACACGCATGTTAGAAAACTATCAAAACAAATGGGGTAAACTCAATTTGCCCAAAGATACCATGCTACAAGTAGAACTAGACGCTGAATTTGGACCAGACGCAACTAAACTATAAAATAAAAAAAGCCACCTTAATTGGTGGTTTTCTTTTGTAATTGAAGATATCCTACTTTCTATTTTTATGTTTCAATTGCTTACCTGATTAATGGCGTCAATAATATTATTGCCAGTATTTATTAGAATTTCATCACTTACAATTACATTCTTTCTTGAAAACAGTTCATTCTCAATCTTCATAAAGTGCATTGCTTTAGCTAAAAATTGAGCAGATGATTCATAATATAATGTTTCTAGCTCATCATCTGAAAGCTGTGTTAAATCATCATTAGCAAAAGTTGTGAGTTTTCGCTTAATCTCTTTGCCATTGTCATCTTCTTCTACGTAAAAACGTCTCATCTATTCCTCTTCCTCTAGTTTGAAATTTTTCAATAACATAACGTTTAGAGCCAAGCTCAAAGCTGACTAGATAATTATTGAAGTTGTCCTGTTTGTTCAAGTCATTAGCAATCTTTCTAGCTGTTGACCGTGGATATTTTGAACTATTTATTTCACTTGTGTATTCGTGTAATATCATCTCATTGCCTCCCTTTGCATTTTACGTTTCAATCGTTGCTTATATAGATACTCTTTACTTGGTTCTAAACTAGACAATATATCATCTAGTAAGTCAAACGCTTCTCCGTTATCTCCTACGCTATCAATCTTTTTAAGTGTAAGCTCGTGCATTTCATCATCATTGAAAAACATAGTAAGATAAGGGAATGCTACGGTATTAGGTAAGCTCAAACGTGATTTAGTTACTCTTAGGTTAGGGGATTTACCTGTTTCAGCTTTAATTTTTAACTCAAGCTGTGCCATTCCTATACCTTGTTCTTCTAGTACGCTAGTGATTCTTTCATATACTTCTTCGTTTGTCATTATGCTATAACCTCAATTATTTCTGTATGCTTTTTAACTTCATATCTTTGTTCTTCTGGAAGTAGTTCATTCCATTTTAAAGCCTCTTTTTTATCATAAAACTTACGTGATTTAATTTCTTTTTGCAATATCCAAGATACTGTGTAGTATGTGAACTCATCTTTCATTATCCGATTACTCCTGTCTTGATATTTAATCTCTGCTGACTTGATAAGTGATATAAATTGCACCACTTACAGTGATAAGCTCTAACTGGTATCTTGCCAGCTTTATTTTTCTTGTTCTTTTTAGCGTGCTGGGCATTCACTATTGAATATAAAGCGCCCATTTTTGTGTATTTGCGTTTCTTACACATAATCTAACCACTCCTTAATCGTAAATAATTCAAAGCCATTCAGCTTACTTTGTTTTTCAATTTCCACTTGGTTTCTATCTAGGTCTATCAGCAGTTCAATTACAGGCATACCGTTATCAAGCCACCTGATGACTGTATTAGCTTTAAGACCGAAATACTTAGCACATTGAGCCTTAGAGCTAAAGTGTAGTTCTTCTTCCGTCGTAGGGTTATAAGCTACTACCTTTATTGCCACTATTTAACCTCCTTTCTATAAAACTATGATATCAAATTACTTTATATTTGTCAAAAAATAAACTTTAGATATCAATCCTTTACAATATCCATGATAATAATTTGAGGTGTTCGCGTCGTTTCTTTTGTCCTAAAGTTATAGAACTCATTAATTGTTCCATTTCCTACAACACTTACAGTATCAAATGTATCAATATCTTTGTTCCAATCTTCATTAACTTTAAACTTAATAAAAACTAAATCTCCACTTGTTTTAAATTTAACCGTTTCTTTTGTTTTGCCAATAACTGCACGTTCTTCAATCATAACATTGTTCATGCGTACTACAACCTCTGGAAAATTATTACCTGTAATATAGTTGATGTTGGTTAAGTCAGTCAAAGCCATGAATGCTTCTTCGGCATTTTCCAATTCAATGTCGTAGTAGAACGTCTGTTCTGTCTCAAGATTGTCTGGCATGTTTTCTTCGATATACTCTTTTAAATCATCTAAACGGTCAAGAGGGAAATTTAATCCGTGAGCTTGTCCATGTCCTTGTGCTTCTACGAAATCTAATTCACTCAAGAACTCATTAGTATTAAAACTACCATAAGAACGACCTGAACCACGACAGACTCCATCTTTTCCCTCTGTAACAACGAAACATGGACGATGATATTTTTGAGCAATATTCTGAGCTACTAGACCATTCATACCTTTGTTTGATTCTGAATCAATAACAATGACAATCTTGTCTTCCATATCTTGAGTATCTTCATATTTTTGCATGACTGCTTTTTGAGTTTCTTGACGTTTCTTATTTAATTTATCCATTTTAAGACGGAGTTTTTTAGCATCAGTATCATTATCTACCATAAAAATTTGAAAAGCAAGCTCAATCTCCCCCATACGAGCAGATGAGTTAATCAATGGCGCAACACTATACCCAATATCTTTTGTATTGTATCGGTATGTATTAATTTTAGCACCTTTAAGGATACGTGATAGCCCAACGTTATTAACATTTTGTAGCCCTTGCGAGATAAGGTAACGGTTCTCAAAATTAAGAACACTCATCATATCTCCCACCAAACCGATTGCGACTAAATCACGAAATTGATTAGAAAAACCATCATCATCTAAGACATCATCAATTCCTTTAGCTACTTTATAAGCCATACCAGCACCTGATAAATCTTTATTGACTGATTCGTCTAGGTGATGATGGGGGTTGCACAAGATAACTTCCTTATCCATTTTATTCGCAATCTCTTTAGAATCGAACTCATGGTGGTCTAAGATAATAATATCTAAATCAGGATTCAATGTTCGAGCACGTTCAACACCTTCTAAGTCATTACTTGAACTATCCAAAACAATGAGAATGTCAGCTACTTTTGTCTTTTCAATGTTTGAACGACTAAGGTCAATAAGTTTTTCCCACTTCGCAAGACTTTCTTTATCTTTTTCAGCCTTTGCCTTTTCCGCTTTATTTAACCAATGGTCTTGAACTGATAATTGACCATACAATCCATGGCCTGTATCACGTTGAGGATAGATGTAATCTAAGTTAAACTCATTAAAATCTTGTAATGCTTTCAATCGGTTAAACATAATAGCTGTTGCTGTGATTCCGTCTGCATCAGGGTCTCCACTTATTACAATTGTTTCTTTGTCTGCGATACCCTCTAAGATACGATTAACAGCCCTCTCTACATTACGGATTTCAAAAGGATGATTTTCCCACTTTTCATCAGGAAATAAAAACTCTTGATGGTCTTCCAAGGGAATCCCGCGTGCTTTTAAAATTTTTGTCTTTAAATCATCCTCTCTATCAGCTTTAATCTTCGCTTTATTTTGTATCCATTTTACCATCTTTCATTACTCCAAATCGTATTTATAGTTGTTAATACTATCATTGTTTTGCTCTCCTTTATTTCTATAAGACTATAATAACAAAAAAAGTTCACACTGTCAAGCACGAACTCTTTGTGATATTATTCTTCGCCTTTCCAGCGTTCAAAATCATCAGCTAGTTCTTGTATAAAGCCCATAATATCGTCAGTAGTGTACTCTGTAAGCTCATTCTCGTTACTTAAGTTAGCAAGTTCTTTGGCATAGTCTAAGGCTTTTTTATAGTCCTTATCGTAGCTTTCACCATCTTTCTTGCCAGCTCTTACTAGATACTTCAATACC